GGGCGGCGGCGATCGCGGGAGCGCCGACGGTGGCGTCGTCCACGTAGACCACGACGAGGTCGGTCTTGTTGCGGAGCGTCTGGCCCAGGCGGCCGGGGGCGAGGCTCACTGCGTATGCGGTCATGCGCTTCTCCAAATGTGAGCCCGCCGGCACGAGGCCGGCGGGCGGGTCGAGCTTGCTGAGGGGTCAGACCTTACGGGGTGACGCCCTTGAGAACGGCCAGGCCCTTCTCGCTGAACAGCGCCAGGCCGCAGTACCACACGACGCGGGTGATGCTCTCGTCCGCGTCTTCCTTCTCGCCGACGTACTTGACCTTGAGGCCGGCGGCTTCCTCGGCGGTGAGGCCGGCGATGCCGTGGCTGCGGCTGCCGTCATCGAAGGTGCCGGCGAAGACCGACGACGCGTTCGAGGAGGTGCCCTGGGTCTGGGTGATCGGGATCCAGTCGTTGCGGAAGATCGGGATGTTACGATACGCCGGGACGGTGCGACCCGAAGCCATCGTGTACACGTCCGCCGGGGAGGTGCCGCCCAGGCCGCGGAGCAGCGAGAGGTACTTGCGGCGGGTGCGGCCGTTCATCATCAGGTAGTCGACCTGACCGTCCTTGTCGGTGACGAGGTCGATCAGCGCGTCGAGATCCTCGAACGAGAGCGGGGCGCCGTTCGCAGCACCGTTGTTGGCGGTGATGGTCTGGCCCGCGGCGACGAGGCCGAACATGCCCGTCATGTTGCTGCCGGTGCCGTCACCGTTAATCATCTGGTCCTGGTACTTGCGGCCGGCCGACTTGGCCTTGGACGCGACCTGGACGGCGGTCTGATCGTTGCCGTCGCTGGAGCGGGTAGCCTGGATGAGGCCGTTGACCTCGGCGTCGCCGATGATGGTCGTCAGGACCGAGGTGACCTGGGTGAAGGTCGCCGCAGCCTTGGCGGTGATGGTCGTGCCGACGCCCGCGGTCTGGACGTCGCCCAGGACGTTCTCGCGGTTGTAGGCAAGAGCGTTGCCGTTGATGCCGTCGAACGGGATCGCCTCGAACATTTCGTTCACGGTGATGACGTTCTCGATGACACCGGCGACGAGCTCGTCCTGTGCCAGCTTCGCCGATTCGGCGAGGGTAACCGAAGCCATGGTGCTTCTCCTACTGAGGGATTGAGATGGATGCTGGGGGTTTGCCGGATCGCCCGACGATCGACGCTCCGCCCGGCATCGCGCCTTGGCAGGGTCAGCGAGCGCTGGTAGTGACCTGAGGCCACGCTCGCACGCTATGGATCGGGAATTTGCCGCACGACCGCGCCGTCGTAACCCCACGAACAGTGGCGGGGCTGAGGCATCCGAGCCTTCTGAGCCTATCGAAGTGCCAGGCTCAGCGGACTTTTGCCTTGCGGATCAAGGACTTCAGGCCGTTCTGAGCGATACGAGCCTGGCGGCTCGGCGTTGCACCATGAAAATAGTCACCCCGGACTGTGCTCGGCCAGGGCGAAACCAGGTCCATCAGGTTCGTATGCCCTAGATTGCCTTGTGGTTCAGTAGCTTAGATCGCTCGGTAGGTTCGTACTTGCCCTATACAGGCTCATACTCTCTATATCTCTTTCCTAGTATTAAATAAAAGTAAGTAAAAATAATAGGAAAAATAGGGCATAAGGGGGCTCCCAGCCTAACTGGGAGGGCATATAATCATCTCACCAACCAGCAAACAAGGCTGACTGAGATGAGAGTCAAGACCACCTCCGACCTGCAGGACAAGCAGGTCAAAGTCCTCTACAAGGGCCAGGTCCTCCACAAGGGCGTCGTCCTTGGCGAGGACGAGATCTTCAAGGACGTGATCCTCGTGGGCGTCACGGAGACGACCGTCTCCGATCGCAAGCCCACGGCGGGTCAGAAGTACATCTCCATCTATCGTGCCCGTCGTCGTGAACTCGAGGTGGTGGCATGAAGACCGTCACCAACACTGAAGTTCCCAACACGACGCGCCATCGTCAGTTCAGCATCTGCTTCAACATGGGGCAGAAGGCGCGCAAGCAGGGCCTGCCCAAGTCCGCCAACAAGTTTGGCGACGCGCACACCCGGGGGTGGTGGGACCTCGGCTACGACAACCCCGACGCGGAGGAGCGCAAGTGAGCCTCTCGGACATGGGCGAGTTCAACCGCGCGTTCCCGCGCCTCAAGGCGGACCTGTACGCGCAGGTCGCGCTGGCCGATGACGTGGGGAAGCGCTTCAGGTACAAGATCCCCGCGGACCCAGAGAAGCGGAGGGAGTTCATCCGCGCCCACGGCCTGATCGTGCAGAGCGCCGTCTTCCGCGTGGTCGGCATCCAGAAGAACCACCGCGGGCTGCTCTGCTACCGGGCCGTCTGCCTCAAGTACAACGACGACTTCGGCCGCTGCGTCGACCCGTCGGTCATCGAGTTCATCTAAACGAGGGCGTAGTGCTCCCTAGTTGGGGTGCACTATTTGCCATGCGTCATCCACCAACCGAAGGAGAAAGCGCTTGAACGCTCACGACAAACGAATCCACCTCCGCGCCGAGTCGCTGGAGTGGGCCCTGGTCCGTAGCCCCGGCGCCATGGGCTTTGGCCCTGGCTACCCAACCCGCCACTGCTTCTCGTGGAATGCCAACGAGGATCACACCCTCATGGTCAACTACAAGTCCGGCATGAGCATAGCCGAGCTGTCGGCCTACCACGGCCGCACGCACAACGGCATCGAGGAGCGCATTCGCCTGCTCTCCCGCCAGGAGCAGGACGACAAGCGCCAGCGCGCCAAGCTGTACCGTCACGCCCAGCACAGCTTCACGCTCGACACCCTGGCAGGCCTCGGCCGCGAGGCCGTCCCGCGTGACCCGCTCGACACGCGCACCTACGAGCAGATTCTCGAGGACAAGCGCCGTCGTGCCCAGAGCACCGATGCGCCAAACTGCCGCTGCGTCGTGCTGCCGATCCCGCTCTCTACTGGGCACAGCACCCTGCAGCCGAACGACGGGGCCCCCTGCCTCACGGGAGAGCAGCGCCTCGGGGCGCAGAATTGGTCCGTCCTGCTCGCGATCTACAGCGGCATGGGCGCCTTCGGCTCCCAGCTCAATGCCAGCCTCACGTGGCTGCACCAGGCTGGGCTCATTACCTACCCGTACGTGAAGAACGAGAACCGCGTCAGCCCGAATGTCGGCGTCACAGTCAAGGGCTTCGAGTACGTCAACCGCCTCCTCTCCAAGGGCCGTGACGTGCAGCCAGAGATCACGCCGAAGCAGCCTGCGCCCGAGCGGCACAAGAAGCGCAAGGCGGGCACGGAGGCTGCACCTGGCAGCCAGGCGCAGCTCGCAGACGACACCTTCTACCTGGTGGCGTCAGGCGCTACCGTCCGCGGCAGCTACCGCGACTCGCTCGTGCTACGCAAGCCCGGCACCATGGTGCGCGAGTCCGTGGGCGAGGCCCTCGGCGAGGCGCAGCGCCTGGCCGAGCTCAACGTGGGCGAGCGCTTCTTCGTGCTGAAGGCGATCAGCTCCCTCAAGGCGGAGGAGTCGCAGGTCGTGCAGCGCTCCACCGTCACCAACGCATCCAACTACTGATAGGAGATCCACATGTCCAGCGAGACCGAGCAGTTCACCCCGTTCTACGGCGGGGTCTTCAGCCAGTGGTACCCGTGCCGCTTAGTCATCGACGGCGTCGAGTACTCCTGCGCTGAGCAGTACATGATGGCCCAGAAGGCCCGCGTCTTCAAGGACGTCGGCGCACTGACCGCCATCATGGGCACCGACAACCCGGCGGACCAGAAGGCGATCGGCCGCCAGGTCCGCGGCTTCGACCGCGAGCAGTGGGACGCCGTCTCCCGCGACGTCGTCATGCGGGCCAGCCTGGCGAAGTTCGGCGAACCGCGGCTGCGCGCCCAGCTGCTCCTGACGGAGGGCACGACGCTCGTCGAGGCCAGTCCGACGGACGTCATCTGGGGCGTGGGCCTGACCGAGGGGGACCCCCGCGTGCTCGACCGCGAGCAGTGGCGCGGCACCAACTGGCTCGGTCAGGTCCTCAACGACCTGCGCGAGCACCTGCTGGTCCTGTCGCGCTAATAGAGAAGGGGACCGATCTTGCGATCGGTCCCCTCTTTTTGTCGAGCTAGATCAGCAGCTTAGCGGTTGCCGTTGCCGTTCGCGCGCTTGGCGAGGCCGGCCGCGATCTTCTGCGTGGCGGTCAGCTCGGTCTTCTGGTTGCCGGGATTGCGGTTGACGTTCTGCTGGCGCATGCCGTTGCCGTTGGACGCCTCGCTCTCGAAGGCCCGGCCGAACACGGCGCTCGCCTTCATCTCCTTGACCAGGTCCTCGACTGTCATGAACCCGCCCGACGCGTTGCCGCGCGGGTCGCCGGCCTCGTCCACGACGCGGACGACGTAGTCCTCGCCCTCCTTCAGGACCTTGGTCTTCGCCGCGATGTGCGGCAGGAGCAGCTCGGGCACGCCCTTCTGGCCCGCGATCGCCTGGACCGCGGCCGTCTGCACCAGGTACTTCTGCAGGGACTTGCTCATGGTCTGGAGCTCGCCGTCCTTGGCCGCGATCTGCGTCTGGAAGCCGCGCTGGAGATCGCCCTTCATCTTGTCCCAGTTTACCTGGCCGTTCTTCGACTCGCCGATGAGCTTCTCGATGGCGCCCTTGAGCGTGTCGGCGTTCGTCGCGTCGTCGCCCTCGAGGCCCACGAGCTGGCCGATCTGAGCGAAGCCCGAGATGTCCGGGCGGTTGCGCTTGGCCTCGTCGGCGTCGCGGCGCGCCGCCTTGAGGGAACGGTTGAGGCCGTCGACCGCGGTGCTGACGCCCTTGAACTGGTCGTTCAGGACGTAGCCGCCCTCGCCCTCGGCGTACAGCCCACGGAACTGCTCCGGGACCTTGCTGAGATCGGCGACGGTGGGGTTGGTGGCAAACTCGAATTCCATGCTGGAGCTCCTGCGCGCGTCACGCGCTCTGTTGGTTGGGCTTCGCGCCCGGGGTGTAGGTTGGCAGCTTACACCCGCAGTGGCACAGAAGCGAGCCAGCGTTCAGAGGTCGTCTGTGAGACCCCGCTTGTACTCGCCCAGCGCGCTGTAGAAGCCCTCCCGGGTGATCGGCTTGCCCGCCAGGTCGGCGAGGTCCGACAGGTCCACCTGCCCGCGCGCCACGGACCCGTCCGGCCACCGCGTGGTGGAGTAGACGTTGCCCGCGAGCACCTGGTACTCCAGCGTCGGGCCGTCCGCCGGGTCGTCCGGCACGCCCGGTGCGAAGTCGACCTTTCCATCCCAGAACTCGCCGGGCTCGAACGCGCCGTCGTCCGTCTTCTCGCCTGCCATATCATAGCTCCGTTGCGTGGATCACGTACTTGCCGTTGACCTGCTCGACCTTGTCGATCCGCAGGCGGGTGCCTGGCATGAAGAGGACTTCCCGCTCGTTACCATAGTAGGAGAAGGACGACACGTCAACCCCCGTCTTCCCCTGTATCTTCATGAAGACGTTGCCGCCGAAGGCTGCCTGGTCCCCCGTGCTAGAGGATATGAACGCGGACTCCTCCACGACCGCGCCTGGCCTGTACGTGGCCATCGTGGCTTCCAGCCTCTCGGGGCGGATGGACATGCCGCGCGAGCTGAGGCCAGCGTACTTGGGCATCTTCGACATGCCGTGCTGCGCGGCGTCTACGTACGCCTGGAGGTTCGCGTCGGAGGCGTACTCCCCGCTGCGCAGGGCGCGATTCAGGCGCTGGTATGTGCTGCCTGTGTAGCCGCGGATGGCTGCGGCCTCCTCGCCCGTCAGCTCCGGCAGGCCGCGCGACGCCTGGACCCGGTTCATGCGGGCTAGCGCCGACTGGTCCGTCGTGCCATAGGCCCTCAATGCCTGAGCACGCTGGGCTGCAGTGTACCGGGGAGGTGGCGGCAGGCCGTCCGACGGCTTCGACGCCGGCCGACTCGGGGTCATGTCGATCTTGCTTGCAGCGGGCAGCGGCGGCTTGGTCTTGAAGGCGCTGTCCAGGTAGGGCTTCGCGGCCGCCTTGCCCGTGGCTACCTCGTACTTGGCCAGCTCGAGCAGGTCGCCGCCCTTGGACGCGTTGAACGTCGGTCCGAACGCCTTCTTCATGGCGTCCAGGAGCTGGGAATCAGAGGCCCCACCCGCAATCAGCCCCTTCAGGTTCTTCAGGGTGTCGGTAGACACGATGCCGAGCTTCTGCCCATAAAGGGCTGGCAGCTTCGTGGGCCCTGCGGCCTTCGCCACGCCAGATGCAGCCTTGGAGAGCTTGTCGGCGGCCGCGTACTCGGAGGGGCTGGCCTTCTTCCAGAGGGACTTCCAAGTAGCCACCTTACCAGCGTTGAGATCGGATGCATTGTTTGGGTAGTCCTTCGCAATCTGCTGGATGAGGGCCTGCGTGTCGAGGTTGCCCTGCTGCATTAGCTTGACGCCGTACTGCTTGAGCTCCGGGCCGGTGAGCACCTTGGCCGAGGGCGCGACCGGCTTGGCGACGATGGACGCCTCCGGGCTGTGCGGCACCGGGTTGACCTGGGCGATGGGCTTCGGCACGACGACCGGGCCCGACGCCTTGTTGGGCAGCGAGCCGGCCTTCTTGAGCTCGCTCTTGTACGAGTTGATGGAGGCCATCTTGGTCTTGGCCTGCGGGAACTGGGTCAGGACCGCGTCGAGGACCTGCTGGTCCGGCATGCCCTGCTGCAGGAGCGCCTTGGCAAGCTGGCCTACCGACGTCGGCGTCCCGGCGACCTCGTACGGCACCACGGGGCCGCCCGGCAGGGGGACCTTGGCGTGCGCGGAGGGGGAGGGGAAGGCCTCCGCCATGGCCTTCTTGGCCTCGTCGATGTGGGCGCCGAAGGCCTTCGTGAACTCCGAGGCGTTTAGGCCCTGGGAGGTCAGCATGGAGGGGCTTATGGCCTGTGAGTAGACCTCGGCCGTGAGCTCGTCCGCGTGGCCCAGGTAGTACGAGTAGAGCTTCTTGGCCTCGGGCGTCAGCGCCTTCGCCGTGGCCCTCATGTCGTCGAAGACGGCCGGTGGCAGCTGCACGTCGTACTGCTTGTGCACCAGGTGACCGAGCTCGTGCGCCGCCACCTGCTTCGCCTGCTCCGCCGGGATCTGCGAGAGCTTCTGCCCGCTGAGCGTGACGCCCTTGCCGGCCTCGTAGTAGCCGTACGCGCCGGGCGAGCCCTCGAGGTCGTCCGCGACGGTGTACCACTGGCCGCCGAGCGCCTGCTTCATGCCCGGCGTGAGCGACGAGTCGAGCGTGCCCACGACGTCGGCCACGTTCTTGGCCTTCGCCAGGGCGGCCTTCGGGACCTGCGCCTCGGTGGTCTGCACGAGGGCGCCGGCCTTGTTGAGCTCCGACTTGTACGACGCCACGGAGGCGAGGCTGGTGGACGCGTCAGGGAACTCGCCCTTGATCGCGTCGACGACCTCCTGGTTGGACATGCCCTGCTGCAGCAGCGACTTGGCCTTGAGGCCCACGCCAGGCTGGATGACGTTCAGCTTGTCCTGCGCGGTGGCCGCCTTCAGCTCCTGGAGGGAGTAGGCCTTGCCCTGCTCGTCCACGAACTTGTCGAGCGGGACCCCCTGGCGGAACAGCGCCGCCTTGCCGGGGCCCAGCACGTCGTCCTGGAATGCCTTCGACTGGCCCTGCAGCCAGGTCTGGTAGTTGGTGGTAGAGGGCGCCTGACCGATGTTGGCGTCGGCCCACGCGTCCCTCCTGTCCTTGACCGCGGCGTTCCGCTCGGACGCGGACATGCCCTTCCACTTGTCGCCCGCCTCGGCCTGGGCCTCCTCGCGGAAGTCCTTCTCCCGGGCGTTGCGCGTGCGCTTGTCCGAGACGGTGGGGCGGTTCCCGACGATCTGCTCGCCGGCGAGCACGGGCGCCACGGTGGAGCGGCAGTTGGGGTGCGCGGGCGGGCGCGGGCCCGAGTCGACCGGGTAGACGTGCCCGTCGCGCGACTGGCAGACCGGCGAGGTGCGGCCGTCGAGGGTCGCCACCCAGCGGATGCCTCGGATGATGTCGGCGTTGGCATCCCACACCGCCTGGCGCGCGGCCGTAGACACGTGGTTGACCGACGTGCGGGCGATCATCTCGGCCTCGCGCCTGGTCGTCTGTACCACGCCGTCCTTGTAGCCCTGGGACTTGGTGCCGCGCACGCGCCCGACGATCTGGTCGATCGTCTCGCCCTGCACGACGCCGAGCCGGACCTGCTGCTCGATGCGGGAGACGTCGTTCACCGCCATCTTGCCGGTCCAGCCCTCGAGTGGGATGCCGTTGATGGCGGAGCTCGCGACGGCCTTCAGCGTGGCCGGGGCGACCGTGTTGAAGGACAGCTCCAGGGGCGATGCGCCCTGGATCATGTCCGTCTCCCACGACGCCTCGGAGTCCGCCAGCTCGTCCGAGTTCTTCTGGATGTTCTGCGCCACGGCCTCCGCGGCGGCGGTCCTGGAGCGTCGCACGTCGACCAGCAGGGCCTTCACGCGCGCCTCCCCCTCCTGCGTCAGGCCGGACCGGAGGAGTGCCTCCAGCTCGACGTCGGACTGGTTGAGGATGCTGACGGCCTCCTGGGCCTGCCCCTGCGAGAAGCGCAGGAGCTTGATCTGGTGCCGGACGGTGGCGTCCAGGATTTCCTCGTTGGCGGTCTTGGGCACGTCTTACTCCACCGCCGCCTTGGGATCGGGCTTCTTCTTGGGCGGCACGGCCGGGTCGCCGGGCACGGGCGGTGCGCCCGGCACGGCGGGCACGATGCCGGTGCCCTGCCCCTGGGCGAACATGTCCATGGCGTCCTTGGCCTCGTTGTCGAGGATGTCCTGATCGTCCTCGATGTCGTAGTCCTCCGACAGGATGCCGCGGCGCTTGAGCTCCTGCAGGTACGCCACGCGTGAGATGTCCTTGGCGACGCGCGCCTTGTTGAGGGTGTCCAGCTCGGGCGCGTCGGCGTCCTGGATCTCGGACTCCATCTTGATCTCGACCGAACCGCCCTCATCCTCGCCCAGCTTCAGCCAGTCGGCGGTGTACTGCATGGCCAGCTCGACGCAGTCCTTGAAGCCCTTGACGGTCGACTCGAGGTAGGAGGTCGCCTCGGCCGAGTCGAGGGCTGCGGCGGTCGCCGTCTCGTCGCCAGGCTTCTTGCGGAGGTACTCCGCGCCGTAGCTCGCCATCTGGTCCTCGAGGCTCTGCAGGTCCACCTGGCCGGACTTGATGGCCGCGCCCGTGTGCTCGACGTAGTACCACTTGCCGTCGGCGTTCTCGGTCGTCAGGAAGTTGTTGGGACCGATCGTCACCTTCTGGTCCGCGCTCAAGCCCGAGGCCGCGAGGATGGGGAAGCGCGCGACCGTCAGGACGTTGCGCTGGTCGCTCGTCGACTGCCAGTGCGCGACGTTGAGGTAGGCCAGGTCGAGCAGCGGGGGCTTGGCGTCCATGAGCGCGACGCGCTTGCCCGCGTAGAAGGTGACGAGCGGCACGAAGTCGAGGTCGGTGGCGCCCTCGCTCTCGACGACCCACTCCTTCATCTCCTTGTCGACTGGCATCCAGAGCTGCCAGAGGCCTGGCTCCAGGACGCGCACCCGGGTCCGCACAGCCTCGCCCCAGCCGTTGCGCTCGACGGTCTGCTCGAGGATGCGCACGTGGGACAGCACCTCGCGGCCCGCCACCATCTCGCCGTAGGCGGCGATGACGCACTCCGGCCTGATGTGCACCCAGTAGGGTCGCAGGTCGTCCGTGCGGTCGTCCGCGAGCGTCCGAAGTACGGGCGCTCCCTGCTCATCGACCAGTGACGGCGCGATGTCGTGGTCCACCAGTACGTGCGAGAAGCCCTTTGCCCAGGCGTCCCGGAACCACGCCAGGCAGAAGGCCTGCAGGTTGGTGCCCTGCTTGTCGATGTCCTCGGCCAGGTCCACGATCGCCGTGGGGACGTCGTCGCCCAGCTGCATCTCCTCGCGGAAGGGCTTGCCAGCTAGGGTGTCCAGCGTCTGCTCGGTCATGTTGAGCAGGGTGGCCCGGTCGAGCCGGTTCTGGTAGTTCCGCACGCTCTCGTTGTCGTACCTGGGGAGGTACTTCTCCTTGGCGCACCGCATGGACTCGGTGCCCTCCAGGAGCGTCGAGATCATCTCCCACCGCGGCATCATGCGCTGATGCGCGGATGATGGCGTTGCCACCGTGGGCTTGGTCTGTACGCTGGTCATCGCTCGAGCTCCGGGGTGTGCGGTCGCTCGCGATGGTACGACGCCGGGGCTCGGCCTCGATGCCAGCAGCCCCGGGGCGTCAGCCCTGCGGAGTGCGCCGGAAACCCGGCTCGTCCTGCGGCAGCTTGCGCCTGGCGGGGCAGTCGTGCCAGTCCCCGTTCACGTCGATCAGCCAGAACTTGCCGCCCGCCGTCTCGCGCCACCGCAGGCTGCCCTGCCCGCACTCCTTGCACTTGACCCGCGAGTACATGCGCGGGCCCTGCTGCGGCCCGGCGTGGGCGTCCTCGTACTCGTCGTCGAGGCCGTACTCGCCGTGCCCGCCGTGGATCAGTGCCCAGTCTACCATGCTGCTCTCCTCAGAAGTCCCCGGGCGCGACCTGGAAGCAGGCCACGCCGTTGCGCCGCCACATGTCCACCACGCCGTTGCGGTCGTCGAACACCGCCACCAGGCGTGCCCTGTCCCGTGGCTCGAGCAGGTCGAGCCACATCTGCTTGAGCTCGACGTCGTGCGTGAAGTCGCCCTCGTCCCGCATGCGGAGGGCCACGTTGAGGCCCTTCACGTGGTCGAGCAGCCAGCGCACCGTCTTGTCCTGCACCTCCGAGCTGCGCCCGGACCAGACCCACACGTCGCCGTGCAGGCTCAGGAAGCGCAGCGTGCTGATGACCGGCATGTTTGGCAGGTCCCTGTCGCAGGCCTCGTAGAAGGCTCGCCACCGGTGCGCCATCGGGCCGAGCGACGCGTCGTCCAGGATCGGGCGCCTGTGGTCGATGAGGGCGATCGTGCCATCAAGGTCGAAGATGTATAGTGGGCGCATCACTGCTTTCCTATCTTTATGATGGTTGGCACGTCATCGCCCACGAACCACATGACCTGCTCGTTGGGGGTGTGCTCGGGCTCGCGGGTCTTGAAGCGCCCGTAGGCCCCGTACCGACGGTCCTCGTGCGTGCTGACGTGCACCACGAACTTCCGCAGCTCGATCTTGCCGTCGACCCGGACCTCCATCATCTCGAGGTCGGGGTTCCAGGGGCAGGGCTTGATGGCCATCAGTAGATGTGCCCCTCGTCAACCCGGCGCTTGGCGACGCGCGCGACCTCGACCGCCCACGCCCGCTCCTGGAACCAGCGTGGCAGCGAGCCGAGCGGCAGGCACGTGATGGAGACCTTGCCGTCCTTCTCCAGGGTGGCGTACGTGAGAGGCGAGATAGCGGGCGCGGCCTCGGCCAGCTCCTCGTCGAGCAGCGCCCCCAGGACGGAGGCCTCCGACGCGGAGCAGTCCCCCTTCTCCACCATCTCCTCCAGGCGGCCCTTGAGGTGCGCCATGGCCATCAGCAGGGGGCCGCGCTCCTCGCGGGCCACGGTCGTCAGCATGTGCCGCTGCACGCGCTTGACTGCGTCGTAGGGGCCGTGCACGAACAGGCCCCCGGAGCCGTCGCCGACGCCGAGCGTCACAAGCTGGCCCGCCAGGTGATCCGTGTGGGTCGGGTACATCAGCAGGCGCTCGTCCCCGCGGTCCCGCAGGAACGCGCACACGTCGGAGAACCAGTCGTCCTCGACATACTCGGGCGGCATCCACTTGGACTGCTTGGCCGCCTCGCGAAGGGCCGCCATGCCGAGCGCGTCCATCTCGTTCTCGTACTCGTCACGCACGACCTGGACGAAGCGTGCAAGGCCGTGCAGGCCGTTGTTGTTCTTGGCGATGGTCGAGGACACCTCGGTGATGCCCGCCTTGCGCATCATCTCGATGAGCTTCGCATTGGTTAGTTCAGCGCCCATCTTGGAACCCCTTGTTGGTCTGTTCGACGGGCCGGGTGACGACCCACATGTAGAGGAGGAGGCACACCAGCGCCCAGAGGGCCCAGAGCAGGGCCTCGTACCAGGAGTGGATGCCCCACGAGGTGAGGTGGCCGATGAGCACGAGCCCGCCGCCGCCCCACGAGTTGTACGCCAGTACCCAGACCCACCAGTGCCTCATCCGCAGACCCTCAGGCCCGAGGCCGCGACGACGTACCCAAGCGCGGCGCAGGCGAGGCCCAGGGACACGCTGGCGACTACCAAGTCCCACTTGTTCATGTCGCCACCTCGATGATCCTGGCGACGCAGATGCCGACCACGAGGGCGCCGAGGTAGATCAGGCCCTCCCAGTAATAGACCTTCTTCACATCACTCTCCCATGAATTAGAACACCGTGGGGCAATGATATGCCCCACGGTCCCCGGCCTACGCCATCACTCCCACCGATCGATCGAGTACCGGCCCACGCCGCCGAGGGTCCGTACCAGCACCTCGACCGCGTCGCCGGCGCCCACCAGGTAGCCCGAGGCGTGCTGCGCGGTCGAGTCGAGGAGGCAGGCCTCGGCCTTGGTCTTCTGCCCGTGCGCCTCGATGGTGGAGCGCACCTCGCGGAGGTCGCCGCGCAGGAGCTCGGGGAACAGGTTGGCCGAGGCGCCGCGCATGTCGCGGGCTCCAGCCAGCACGAACAGCGCGCCGACGGAGAGCGCGCTCTCGGGCATCGTCTCGGCGCAGGGCTTGGCCGCCACGCCGAGGACCTCGGCCTTGGAGACGCGGAGCAGGCCCCAGTCGCTCGGGCCCGAGCCGCCGTTGTACAGGTACCAGGACAGCGGGTTGCGCGCCTCGGGACGATCCCACTGGATGATGGGCGGCGCGTCGGCGTTGCCCGCGGTCAGGAAGCCGCAGTAGGAGCCGCGGTACGGGAGCATCATCTCCATCTTCGTGGCGAGCGGCAGCACGTCGCGCCTGAACTTGGCGAACGAGATGGGGATCGGCCGCGCGTTGAGCGTGCTCCGCTCCGCCGTCTCGCGGGAATGACCGCGGAGGTGGCCGAACACGCCGCCGGACTCGACCCGGGCCGCGTGCGTCGGCTTCCACAGGCACGGCACCTCGTCCAAGGTGGCCACGCGGCGCCGAAGCGACTGCTCCAGGTTCATCGAGGCGATCATGGCCTCCGCCCGGGCGATGTTCCCCTCGCTCACGGTCGTGGGGCGCTGGTACTTCATGGGGTCCACGCGGCCGCCGTGGCGCTTGATGACCTGGTCGTCGGAGAGGCCGCTCTCCATGTCCTCGACGAGCGCGCCGAGCACGGAGGAGCGCGGCGTCGTCCAGCCGGCGGGGGCGACGGCCTCGGCCAGCGCCAGGAGGCGACCGCGCCTGACGTTGCGCGACTTCACGGGGGTGCGGAGCTCGGCGAGCTGGCCCTGCACGTTGAGCAGCCACTCCGCCATGGGCGCGACCTTGTCCCCGCGCTCTATGCGGCCCAGCTTGCCGAGGTGCATGGCGCGGGTCAGGTGCTCGGGCTTCAGCTCGCCGAGGGCACGGGCCAGGTGGGACGCGCGCTGCTGCGCCTCGGCCATGGCGCCGCCTGCCGTCTGGGTGCGGCTGGCGTGGTTGGGCTTGACCTTGGCGGAGAAGTGGCTGAAGCCGCCCTCGTACCGCTTGCCCCAGTCGGACTCGCTCCAGAAGAAGCGGCGCACCGGCCCGGTCTGGGTCTCGACGAAAAGCCTGATCGCCTTGGCGATCGCGTAGTAGACGCCATTGAGCGGCTCGCCGTATGGCCCAATGTTCAGGTTGCGCCACAGCACGGAGCTGAGCTCCAGGGTCTTGGGGTCGATCGTCACGAGCGAGCCGTACTTGCGCAGGAAGTCCCTGCAGCAGTGGCAGTCGTGGTACTGGCGGTCCTCTGCGGTGAACTGACCGAGGTAGGTGGCCCAGAGGGCGTCGCCCAGGTCGAGCGTGAAGAACGGCTCGCCAGTGTTGAGCGCGCTCTCGAGGTTGAGGGCGGCTACGTTCGCGAGGCGGTCGAACCGCGCAGCGAAGTGGGGGACATGCTTGGGCATGTTGACCCCGAGTCCTGCAAAGGGACCAGTGGACATGGTGGATCTCCGATTGTACCAGGTGCCGCAAGGCCTGGATGAAGTAAGGGGCGACGCTCGCACTGTAGCGCCGCCCCTCTCGGTCATACACCGTCGTTCCCAGCTGGCGCTGGTCCTACTGCTCGCGGCCGTACGGGTCGAGGCCCGCCAGCACCGCTGACATCGCAAGGCGGGTGCGCTGGTCGATGTGCTCGCGGTACCGGGCGGACGAGATGCCCTGCTTGGTCATGCCCAGGGCGAGGGCCGCGTCGCCCCAGCTCCGGAGGCGGCACTGGCGCAGCCAGGCGTCCCACTCCGCGCGCACGGCCTCCACCCGCCGGGCGTACTCGCTGTTCACGCGTGCCTTGACCGGCCCGCCTATGCGCTCGGGGTCGTGCCTCGATACCATCATCACCATCTACCTCCCACGGTCTCTGCCTCGCCGAAGGTGCACGGCCCGCACATGCCAGTGATCGGCACGACGGGGCTCTGCCCGCAGACCTCGCACCTGCGACTCCAGTCCGGGCGCGCCTCTACCGTCCCGCGCTCGGCTGCGTCCTTGGGCGGCCGGCCCGGCCCGGCCTTGGCCAGCGGCTTGCGCCAGCCCTTACCCCTGGGGCAGCTCATCAGAGGGGCCTACCCGTCTCGCTGTACTCGACGACGTAGCCCGGCTCGAGCATCGAGCGGAGGGTGCGCACGTCGCGGGCCTCCTGGTGCAGGTCGCCCGCGATGGCGTAGTTCAGCACGGCGCGCCAGGTGCGGTCACGGTAGGGCCCGGTGTCACCCAGTTTCCCCCGCACGTGGCCGACCACGGCCAGCGTGAGTCCGAGGTACTCGAAGAAGGTCCCGGCCGGGAGGTTGGCCGTGAGCCACGCCAGGTCGGCGCGCTCCTCGGCCCAGGCCATGCGGGCGCGCTCCACGGCCTGGTCCGACGGCACGTAGCTAGCCGACCGAAAGCGGTAGTTGGAGACAATGGCCTTGGCCTCGTCGAAGGACTCCTGCGGGGGCAGGACGACGCGGGGCTGGATGGTACTGGGGTCTAGCATCTTCACGGAGGGACCTCCTTGGGTGAGGGCCCATCTTACGCCAGGGTGCCACGCCCCATATGCCCTCAAAATAGTTGCCCAGAGGGGGCTCCCATTCCCAGCGGAAGGGCGTATAATGATCTCACACCAACGAGATGAGGCTCTACCCCATGTACATCGTCCAGGACCGCTTCGTACTTCCGCCCCACCGCGAGCCCAAGCAGTGGAGCACGATCCACAGGGACTCTGGTGGGCTGCACGCCACGGAGGCAGAGGCCCTCGCGAAGGCCGAGGAGTTCAGGGCCAAGTACCCCGCGATGGAGTTCCGCGTCATCGCGGCCTGATCGCTAGCACGGTGCAAAGGAAAGGGGCCCATTGGGCCCCTTCGCTATTACAGTGTTATAAGAAAGGGGCCCGAGGGCCCCTCTGTCTTAGCCCGCTATGCGGATGTTCTCCACCACGTCCCCGTTGCCATCCACCACCCTGATGTCCAGGTCATGAGTCTGCTTGGCGATGTGGTCAGCCCAGGAGCAGGCTTGCTGGGCGGAGTCGAACCCCGGTTGAACTGCCTTCCAGGTGCCGTGGTCCTTGGCGCCTTCGATCAGCTGCTTGGTCTCGAGGTGGAACATGGTCCTACTCCCATCTGGTTGGTGTAGGACCATTATATCCCAGTTTAAGGGGCTTGGGAGCCCCCTGGTGTCACGTCACGTCGAAGCCGAAGGTCTTGAGGAAGTCCGTCGCCTGCTTGAGGCCCCTGTTGGAGAAGGGCCAGCGCTTGACGTCGTACTTTTGCTGCCACACCCCGTCTCGGGTGGGGTGTGGCGTCAGGAACTTGACGCCGGCCTCGACCCACTCCGCGCCCATGGTCATGCTGCCCATGCTGATGCTGCAGCCCCTGCGCAGGACCGGGTACTTCCGGCCGGGGGCCATGTCCTTAACCAGGCGCGGGGGCTCGAGGCCCCGCCAGGTCTTCGTCGTCATCACCATCGCTCTCTCCTCGGCCGGACCGTCCGGCTGGTGATGCCATTATACCACAGTTCGAGGGGTCTGGGAGCCCCGGATATAACGAGGCCCCCGTAGACGCAGAGTCACCGGGGGCCTCGGGAGGTGGCGTTGACGCTGATGCGTAGGTTCACGACGGAAGGTTCCAGCCTGAGGGCGTTCCCAGTCCGCGGTACTTCTAGCCTAGCGACGTTGCCCTGCCATCCACCTAGCAGAACGTCGTGTCGGAGCGTTTGACAATGATGCCGGACGACGCGTCCTCCGGACACCACTGTTTGGTCGGGGCCGGAGGGGTCGAACCTCCGACATCACGCTCCCAAAGCGTGCGCTCTACCAGGCTGAGCTAGGCCCCGAAAGGGCGGTGGGCTGCTGACCCGAGGGCAGGGGGCCGGTCTTACGCCTGGTCAGTGTGCGGGTGTAGCACCCCGCCTCAGAGGTCCAGGACTTACTGCCAGCTTGCCGCTGTCTAGACAGCGCCTGCGTCGTACGGGCACCTGCAGCCCACCATAAACCGGACCGGTCTCTCCCGGATGTCACCGCGAGTCCGTTATTGGGCAGCTGCGGTCAACCCTATTACGCGACGGACTCGCGTCCAATCCTCCACCCTACATCAGATTGGCAAGCTAGCGGCATTGTCCCGAGGGATGACCGGCAAGGTAGCTCAAAGCTCGGGTGTTCAGGACACATCCTGCGTTCGCCTCGACGTGGGTCGAGGCCTGCGCCGCCTACCCTTTGGCGAGAGGCCACCCTTCGAGAGCTACTATGCCAGGACCGATCGGCCGCGCACGCCGTCAGAAGCTGCCCTGGCGCACCTCGTTGGTCTTCGTCATCATCTCGTACCGCACCTCGTCGGAGCAGTGGTCCTCCACGTCCGAGTCGACGTCGTCCGGGTCGTCCTCCTTGCGTGGGATGCTCGGCACGGTGCGCATGAAGTGGGGGCAGGCCTCGCCCACCACGAACAGTCCCGGCCTCTCTCGCGGGCCGTCGAGCTGCTCCCCCTCGGGGCCCAGGTTCGCCGCGCCCGCCAGCAGCTCGCGCATGCGCAGCCACCCGTGCTTCCGGCTGTCCTTGCCCTTCGTGCACGGCACCCAGGTCACGCCCCGGCCGGCCATGTCCTTCGCGACGCACATGCCGTTCTCCTCCGTGTAGATCGCCGAGTCCGCGGCCCCGGGCTTCACCCGGCCGGCCCACCCGAAGCCCACCTCGCGGGCCCGGATGCCGTCCGCGATGTCGGTGGCCAGCATCTTGAGCCCCACGTTCTCCTCCCCCTTGCGGCAGCCGTACCACTCGGCCACCCGGAAGCGGTCGCCCCGCACCGTCGGCATGACCCTGCCGTCCGGGAAGACCAGGTCGGTCCCGTCGGACGTGGCGTACCAGCCGACGGAGAAGGGCTTGCTGCTGCCCCAGTCGAAGGCCCTGGACAGGCGCCACGAGCGCGGCACCTTGAAGGGGTTGACCACGTGCCTGCTCCGGTCCCACAGGTCGTCGAACATGCCGCCCGAGGTGATGTCCCACGAGCCCTCCAGCCAGGCCTGCGCCTGGGCCGGGTTGGACGCCGCGGCCCTGATGCGGGAGATGTACTCGGGGTCCGCGTCGAGGAGGATGCGGTTCTCGGCGATGTTGCCGTGGATGGCGACGCGGTCCGGCTCGCCGGGCGTCCTGATGATCCTGCCGCGCATGGAGGGAAGCTGGAAGCGCTTCTTGACCCAGTTGTGCCCGCGGCCGTACGGGTTGGTGGTGGCGCGCACGCGGCGGGGCATGCCCGGCACGGTGGAGCGGCAGCACGAGAACATCTTGAGGTACATCTCGGGGATGGCCCAGTTGGTGAGCTCCTCCCAGCCGATCCACGGGTACGCGTGGCCGTGGTAGTTGTCGTAGTCCTTGGGCGTGGCCATGTGGCGGAGCAGGAGCTGCTCCCCGTCGGGGAAGGTCCAGACGTACTCGCTCTCGTTGAACTTCGCGCCGGGGTGCCAGAGCTTGAACCAGTCCTTGCTCTTGGCCACCACGTCGCCGAGCTGCCTGTAGGTGGCGCGGAACAGGACGCCGCGCCAGGCCGCGCCCCAGCCCTTGCCCACGTGCTGGCAGAAGTCCGCCAGCAGCGCGTCCGTCTTGCCCGGCCCGCGGGTGCCCTCGTACAGGCACTCGAACACGGGGCAGGACAGGAACAGCACCTGGCTCCCGGCCTGGGCGATCCACGCCCGCACCTGCTGCTTGGGCTTCTTCTTCTTCCAGTGCGGGGGCTGGTAGGCCATCAGTGCGGCCTCCGGCGCAGGGCCAGGACGGCCGCGGCCCGCCGGGCGCCCATGCCCAGGGAGCGGAGGTAGGCCGCGGCCGTGTCGCCGCGCCGACAGCGTAGGGCAGGGTACATAGTCAGACCGAGTGGTTGGCGCGGAGGGGGTGCCGGCAGAGGGCCACGCGCACGGCGCGGGCCACGTGGTCGGTCAGGCCCCCGACGCGGGCGCTGTACGTGTTCTTGCCCCGCACGAGGTCGCTGAACTCCACGCCCGCACGGCGCATGGCGGCCATGTCCAGCTCCATGCGCGCGCGCTGCAGGGCGTACTGGGCGGAGGCCTCGAGGTCCTGCTTGCGATCAAAGGTCTTGGTCATGTCATACGATCCTGGTGATGTTGAGTAGGGCGCGCTGCCATCGTGGCACGAACTCCTCGAGCCAGGAGGCCATCGAGTTGTCGAACTCGCGCAGGATGCGGGCGTGGTCCTCCGGGAGGAGGTCCCTGATGCGGTAGACCTCGAGGCCCTGCGCGCGCCAGCCGAGGGTGACGTCGTGGTGCACGCCCGCCGCGTCCCGAACGACGTAGTGCAGGACGGGGTCGCCGTCCTCGTCGACGTACACGGTCTCGACGACCGTGAGGCGGTGCTCCGGGTGGGTGCGCACCCACTCCACGCAGTTCTGGTGGCACTGGTGGTTGAACAGGCCCTGCAGGGGCCTGACCTCCACCTGCTGGTGCCTGCTGCGCAGCCGCATGCGGATGGCGCGCCTGGCCCTGGCGAGGGCCCACTCCCTGGGCGACCTCATCGCCACTGCCTCTTGCGCTTGCCCAGGACCGGGCCGTTGGGCGCGGGCTGGTGGCGCGTCTGCCTGGCCGCGGTGTTCATCGGGTCCGCCGGCACGATCTCCCCGGGGTGCCTCTTGACGTGGACCTGCCTGAACAGCACGTTGGACCAGTGCAGCATCATCCGAAGCTCCTCTGGGCCTGGGCCCGGGTTGGGTAGAGCCTGCAGCCCCAGTGGGTGTGCCCCTTCGCGTCCTGCCCGTGGTACATGGCCAGGTCGGGCCTGCGCCGCATGAGGTCGAGCACCGCCTCGTCGAAGGTGCGGCCGAGCGCGTCGCCGAGCATGGTGGCGTTGCCCCTGCCGCCAGTGACCGCGTAGCCCTCCGCCCAGACCTCGTGCCGCCTGACGGGCGGCAGCTCGCCGTGGTGCAGCGGCAGCTCGAGCTGCGGGCTCCCGAGGTGCCCGTGGGAGGCCGCGTCGAGCGGCCCGCCCGACGCGTGGGCCAGGGCGACCGCGGGGTTGCCCCGGTCGATCGGGCACCACGCGCCGAGGTGCTCGTACTCCTGCGCCACCATGAGCATGGTCGAGTAGTTCGGGTCGCCTGGCCGCACTACGTGGGCCTGCCCCTCACCGTCCGTCCAGCGCAGCCGGGTCACCGGCGGCGCTCCCGGGCCTCGGCGCACTCCAGCGTCAGGCCGTACCCGAGGGCGACCCTGCGCGGGTCGACGTCGTTGCCGCACCCGCAGGCGCACAGCCCGTCCTCGCGGGGCCCGGGTCCCCTGCCTCGCCGCAGGACCGCGTCCACCAGGTCCGCTGTGCGCATCTGCTCCTCGGCCGTGGCCCTGTCCGAGGGGTCCGATATGGCCCCGACGTGGATCGTCTCGTTCATGCTCGCTGTCCTGCTCTGTGGTTGGTGTGCGCGGTCACTCTGCCGCGGGTTCGCCCTGGGTGGAGCCTGCGTACTTGTCCTGCTGGATCCTGGCCTGCTCGGCCCAGGTCTTCGCGTCGATCGGGCCGGGCACGACGAGCACGCCGACCGCGCCGCCCTCGACGTCGATCTTCATGTTCTCGCGGTACTTCTCGGGGCGCGCGCCCTTCAGGATGGTCTGCATGAGAGCGTCGCTGTACTTCCTGACCGTGAGCATGCGCTGCTCGCCGGAGTCCGCGTCGACCGTGAAGCTCGGCATGCCCTGGTAGATCACCGGCTCGTCGTACCCGTCCACGGCGCGGCGGATGGCCTCGGCCTCGATCCGGTCGCACGACTCCTCCACGGCCGCCTGGTAGAGCGTCTCGAACCACTCGAGCTCTCGCCAGTACTGTATGGCGGTGCGCGACACGCCCGCGGCCTGGCAGCCCTCGCCAACGATGCCGCGGCTGGCGAAGGCCCGCAGGAACAGGACCTTCTTCTGCAGGCTCAGGCGCTCGTGCACCGCCAGCCCGCCCGTCTCCCAGTCTGCTAGCTCGAGGTCCGCTATCCGGCCGCGCTCCAGCAGGTAGGCCCGCTCGTCGTCCGTCATGTTCTTGAGGCCCACGGTGATGCTCCAGTGCTTTGGTGATGGTCGCGATCGTGTCGCATGCGCTTGTCGGTGTAACCCGGCTTGGGGTCCGGCCTACGCGTCCCGGTCTTTCCTCGTGCGCGACCCCTCAATGAGACCCGATCGACAGTTTTTCAGCGCGAACCGGCCAATTTCGCGGGGCCCAGTTCGGCCACGGGACGACCGACCCGCCTAGACGCCCAATCGGTGGCACCGCTTGTCGTTCGTGTCGCACGTGTCGTCCAAAAGGCTCGTACCTTCGTCCCAGCCGGATACCTTAATTCCCTTAAAACTGCTTAAATACAAACCTATACTAATCTATTATTTTAAAGGTTCGTATTAAATAAACTAAACAAAACATGATGTTGTGGTGCAAATACAGGACTACGAGGCAACTAGGGCAAGAACGATCGGTCCCGAGGATGAACCGATCGTCTTATTTTCATGGTGCAACACCGAGCTCGAGTCTCGTACGGATCGTTTGCCCCGTTCGGCCTTGATTTCAAAGAGATTGCCACACGGACCTAGCTTTTTGATAGGTTCATCACCCTCGTATTGTCCCGCCGCCGTGGCCGAACTCAGTCCTCCGCATCGAACGCATCGACGGGCCAGTCGATCTTCGAGCCAAACTTGGCCTCGAGCAGCACGCGACACTCAGCCAGCGACGGAAGGCGGGATGCGGAGGCTCGTCCCAGGCTGTCCACCTTGACCGAGTAGTCCGCGTCCGCGGGCTTGACCTGCTTGTTCTCTATGCGTCCGCCCACAAGCTTGTTAAGGCGCATGCCGAAGCCGACAGGGTCTGCGGGCCGGTACGTCCGCTGCTCCTTGGCGAACTCCAGGTAGTCGTTGCGGAGGTGCTCCTTGAGGATGACCACGCTGTCCATGTGCCACTCGCCACGGGAGTTCGGGAGCATCCCGTCCAGCAACTTGTTGTACCACCACCGCTCGACGTCGTCCATGCTCATCACCTTCTGCTCGACGAGCGCGCCGGTGTCTGGCACGTCGTTGCGTGGGGCCCAGTTGGTGATGTCGCGCGTCATCAGGTCGTACAGCATCGCTTCGAGGCCGCCGTCCGTGAGCTGGCGGTTGAGGCGGCCGAAAAAGGCATGGTCCCCCTTCCGCTTGCCGTTGACCTGGAAGACCGCGAAGCGCCGCTCGCCGTCGAGGCCCGCGGGCACGACCCAGTCCGAGTTAGAGGCCATGATGATGTGGATCAGGTTCTTGCCCGAGACAGCGTCGCGGCCCTTGCCCTCGTACGTTAGTGTGGGCTCGGTGACCAGCTGCTTGAGCTTGGACTCGCCCGCCTTGTCACCCGCCCAGAACGCCTCGTCAGCAAACAAGCACACGCAGTTCTGCAGGTGGGAGTTGAAGCGGCCGACCAGGTGCTCGGGCGACGAGATGTGCAGGCCGTGGGAGCCAGCGAGAGCCGAGGCCGCGCGACCCAGCGTGCCCTTGCCGGTGCCCTTCTCACCCTTGAAGCACACCGCCACCTCGGCGGCGCGGTTGGGGTACTGCACCATGTAGGCGAGCCAGTTGAGCACCCACTCGTAGTTGCCCTTGTGCCCATCCACCAGCACCTCGAGGATCAGCTCCTGGAGCAGCGACCAGTCGCCCTTGATCGGCTGAATGGCCCAGCCGCGCCAGAGGTTAAGCCAGCCCTCGTGCTCGCCCGCCGGGTCGAAGATCACGCCGTCGTACTGCCTGCGCTTGGGGTTGCGCATCCAGAAGGAGGACCGCGTCACCAGCTTGTCGTGGATCTCCACGAGCTGGTTCATGTAGAGGTTCTCGAAGTCCTCCTTGGTGGAGCGCTGGAAAAACGGCCGCTTGAGCACCGGGTCCATCTTCTCTGTGAAGATGCGGAACTTGCCACCCTCCATGACGACCGAGTGCATCTCGTTCATCTGGTCCATCACCGAGCCCAGGCCCTTCTCCTCGGGCTCGGCGCGCAGCAGCACGTCGTCGACGCCCTGGCCGACCTCGGAGGGGTCCTCGTACATGTCGAAGTCGTTCTCGGGGTCCACGCGGGCAACCTCGCCGCCCGCGTCCTGCACCACCTTGTGAAGGTACTTGACGGTGACAGGTCGACCGCCGCGTCCCGACGTGGCGTGGAGCGAGTCCCACCGGCGGCCGATGATCCACGCGTCGTCCTGGTACTTCGCGTCCTGCGTGGACCACTCGACGAACTCCTGCCGTCCTTCGCCGTTGGTCGCGTGGTGGCACGCCATCATCAGGTCGCGCCAGGTGTCGTGGTCCTGGAAATCCTCGGCATCGATCTGCTCAAGCGTCGCCGCGAGCATCTCCGGCGTAAGCTCGCCAAGGCCTGCGGCATCGCCGTGCGCCCGGGTGGGTCGCCTGGTCAGCGTCAGCAGTCGTGACGGCATCTCGGGCATCTCCTCGAGGGAGGGCGCGAGGTCATCCCACTCATAGTGCACGCCGCACGGATGGACCGAGCCTGCGGCAACGACCTGCCTGCCGAGCGACTTGAACTCCACGCCCTGGAAGCTCTCCAGG